CTTTTTTATATATTGCTCTTTTATATTCCACTTCTCCCATAACTGTTTTTATAGTATTAGTTTTATATCCTTTATGACGATATTCCTTTTTATTTCTATTTTTCATTATACTTTTGTCTTGTTCTTCTAATATTTGCTTTAATATATTACAACCCAACTCACATACTAATTTGTATATTTGTTTTTCTAGTTCATTAAATTTTATTTGTTTTTCTGTATTTATATTCGACATTTTTTGTTCCCCTTATTTTTATAGCATGGGGTATTCTGTTATAAATACCCCATATTAAAATTAATACAATTCTTCTAAAAATCTTTTTATTGCTATTTTTGTTTCTTCTTTGTAACAGTCTTGTACTTTATCTTGTAAATAATTTAAAAATTGTTCTAAATCTATTGTGTCATTTTCCATTATTCTTCACCTACTTTTATTAATTTTGAATTTATTTCTATAATTTCCATTAAATTTGTTGCATTAAAAATCATATCATCTGTTGCATATGCAAACTCAACACCACATAATCGATAATAATTTAATGCTTTCATTATAATTTTCTTTTGTTCTGTTGTTATTAATGGCATTTTTACTCTAATTTCTTCCATTTTTTATCCCTCTTTTCATTATTCTTTATTTGCAAATATTTTATTTGTATATACAAATATATTATACGCGTTTGCAAATATTCTGTCAATAGTTTTTTCTTTATTTGCAAATATTTTTTTTGAAAGTGTAAATATTTTATTTATTTTTGCAAATATAATATTGATTTTTAGTAATTTTTATTATATATTAAATACAACACAAAGGAGGAATACTATGTTATCTTATGAACCACTATGGAAAACATTAATTACTAAAAATCTAAAAAAAACAGATTTAGTAATTAATAAAATTATTTCATCTTCTACTTTAGCAAAATTAGGAAAAAATGAACCTGTCAACTCAAAAATATATGACAAAATATGTTCTTTTCTTAACTGTGAGATAGAAGATATAGTTAAGCATGTAAAATAATCTAATTACAAACTACATATAATTATAAAAATAATTATATTAATTTTATAGAGAATTTTACAAAAACACCAAAATTGTTTATGAAATAGTATTTTTGTTTTTTCATAAATAATTTTGGTGTTTTCATAAATTAAACCACTTCTTTAAATTCAAATGGGTTAAAATAGTATATTTTATTTTCTTCTATTTTATAACTTTGACTAAAATCAATTTTGGCTTGTTTTAATTCTTTAATATTTCTATAATATGTACTAGATGTTGTCATTAATTTTACATCTTTCAAACCATTTAATTGAATTGAACAATAAAAATTATATAGCAAATTTGCTTTTGCTGGCTTATATATTTCATTTAATCTTTTATAGACTTCTTCGCGACCACGGACAATCTCTAAATCATTTTTTATAAATTGTAATACTTTCATAAATTCTTCACTCCAAATTTTCTTTAAATCCTCATACTTTATATTAACTAATTTTATATTTTTTTCATTTATATACATATTTTTTAACATTTTCTTTTTTATTTCACACTCAAACCTTATAAATCCTTTTATGGTATTCATATATTCAAATGAATTAAAAGTTGTATTTGTAAAGTGTTTTAAGTCATGTTTTTTAAATTCTAATAATTTATTATATATTTTTAATGTTGTAGTTGTTCCAGATAGATATATACTTTCGTCATAAAAAAATTTTGCATTTCTTCTTGGATAATTACAACGACTTAAACTATTTATATAACTTTTAACATTTTCTTGATTATCCAAATCAAAGCATATAGCAATATCACATCTTTGTAAATACCAATTTTGTGTATCTGGTAATTTTATTTTATATGTTAGTTCTACCATATTTATTAAACTTTGTGATATAAACTGTAAATCATAATAGCCATTGTGACTATTATATCCATGTACGATTTTGTGATAACTTCCTTCTATTTCTATGAAATATCCTTTTTCTATAAAACTATATTTTACACCACTTCCAACACGCACACTTAATTTTGAACTAAATGAACCGTTCCAAATGGTCGTTTATTATTTCATAGAATATATCTTTTGTACTATTGTCAAATGCAGTTTTTATCATTGACAATGAGTGTATTTTTTCATATGTATTATAATCAATTTCAGTATATATTTTTATAGTATCTATCATTTTTCTTTTGACCTTTCAAAATATTATTCCCATATATGGGACACTCGGAGGGTGTTACTAAGAACCCTCCAAAATTTTTTTATAGGGAAATATAATAATTCACAATTTATATTTTTAAAATGTGGTCTAGCCTTTCAGCCAAAAATACCAGTGATTTTATTACCCTTTTAATTCCCTACATAAAATCACTTTAAATTGTGAATTATTTTAGTTTAAAGCCTTTTTTAGTTTGTACTATAATGTTATTATTATCTATATTTCTAATTTGTTCATTTTCTGTTTTAAAGCCTTCGTTAGATAAATCAATAATTTTTCTATATGTATCATAACTGTTTCTTAATTTTTCATTATGAACAAAAAAGAAACAACCACGCAATTTTTTTGTATCTGTTTGACCTGATGTATCTGTTGTAATGTCATATTTTCTTACAAATGTTATACAACCAAACAATGTAATAGGTTCATATAACATATATGTTTGTTCTCTTATTGGTTTTGCAATTCTGCTAAAAACTTGTGATGTTCCAATTATCATTTTAGTTTGCTTTCTCTGTTGCGTTATTTCTGTTAACATTTCAACAGGAAAATCTTTACTTTGAAGTGAATTAAACCAGTTTTGAATTTCGTCTAAAACATCAATTTCACCATATATCCCATTTGTTCCATTTACAACATCTTTCCAATGCCCTATATGTGCATTTTCAAATTCATAATAATAATTTGTTTTTATTTTTAATTTTGGGTACATTTCTTGATATCTCAATAACATATATGTTAATGTAATACTTTTTCCACTTCCTTGTTTTCCTGCAATGATATGTACGCCATATTCTCTAAAATTATCTGGTTCTCTATTAAAGGCGTCTAAAACAAATTGACGTGGAAAATCAATTATAATCCTTTTTAATTTTGAACCATAACCAATATAATGATAATCTCCTGCTTTAAATCTCAAATTTTTTACAAAATAGAAATATAAAAAATATATTAACATACTTATTAATATTGGAGATATTACAATTAAAACAAATAAAATAACTTTAAATAAAATACTCCACATATTAATTACCCTTTCTTTTTTTGTATCTATTAAATAAAATAATGAATTCAAAATTAATTAAACAACATAAATATCCTAATAAAAAATAATATATATTCATTTTCTTTCTTCTCCTTTTATATAATTAATTTTCTACAAAAATAACAATTTTGGGCAACGACCTTCGGTTTCGTTACCCCAAAATTTGTTATGCTCCCATTGTAGGTATAAAACTTTTAATTCGTAACACAATAGCCCATATAATTTGAAATGTTTTTATACTTATTGAAATTCCTAAAATAACTAATAGTCCCTTTATTGGAAATACAAAACCTAAACAATTAAAAATACTATCTAAACCATTAAAAACATTATCTGGAATACTTATTGAAATTCCATTCATACTATTTAATAATGAATTTGGTATAAATGCTAATATATTTAAAATTCCTTCTGTTATCATTGACTAAAACCTCCTATTATACTAGGTAATTTTTTATATGTTTTAAATATAAAAATAACCCATGCTATTGCTAAAATAATACCGTGTAACCAATTTCTATATTGTAAAAATAAACTAAAATCAATTAAAGCAAATGTTACACCATGCCATGTCATTTCAAACGCTGGCGTTTTATCTCCATAATTAGAATTTCCTAGAAAACTATTAACAAATGTTTTTATTTGTTCAATAAATGCAAATTTCTCATTAAATTTATTACTCAAATCATTAAATGGATTATTTGTTGGAACAAATAAAGAATTTAATAAATTGCCAAGTAACTCAATAATTTTTTTACCTAGAAAATTATCGTCAAATGGATTTATATAACTTATTATATTTCCTAAAAATGTCCATAATTTTTTAAGTATAAAATTGTCACTAAATGGGTTAAACCAACTAAAAAAATTATTAAAAAATTCTTTAAAAATAAAATTTTCATCAAATGGGTTTATATAACTTAAAGCATTACCAATAAAAGTAAAAAAATCTTTTAAAAAAAATTCTTCACTTAATGGGTTTAAATAATTAATAACAGTTCCAAAAAAATTTCCTAGTTCTCCTAACTTTTCCTTAATTGAGTTGAAAGGAACTTCCAGCCCTTGTAAAATGCTATTACTGATATTACCAATACTATTAAATATTTTAGAAAGCCAGTTATCATTGTCTTTATCTGTTCCATTATCTGTGCTTTCTCCGTTTCCGCCACTAGAGTTTCCGTTATCCCCAGTAGCGTTGGACGAAAAAAAATTGAACCATCAAATTTTTTTATATCATTAGAAGTATAAAGACATTTTGTACCTTCGTAACCAGCATACTTTGCCGAGAAAACTGCCCAAACAGAATTGTAAGTAGATGTAGGTTGACGAAAATCAGTAGTACCTTTTTTAATCCAATATTGCTTAAATTCGGAACGATAATTAAAATCTCCAATATGACTACTGTCTTTAAAATTATAGATAACAACATCATTATTAGAAATATTAACGCCCCAATAAGGATAATCACCAAAATATAAAACAATACTGTCATTAACTTCTGCAATGCAATAATTATCCGTACATTCATCTGGCAAAGTATAAATAGTTTTATCAATGGTAATAGTTTTAGAACTAGATGCCTTTACATTGGAAAAATAAGCAGAACTAATACATATAATAATAGAAAAAATACTAAAAATTACTAATATTCTATTTAAAATATTTTTATATTTTATCATTTTTAAAACTCCTTTCAAAAAAAATAAATAAAAGGCAAAGGCTTAATAGCCCAAGCCTTTATAATTAAGCCTTTTTGATTTCGCCTTTTAAGAAAGACCAACCTTTTCTAAATGCTAAAAAACCGACAACCGCCGGAATAACTATCGGAATTAAATCCTTTATAGTATCTAAAACACCGCTAAATGTAGCACTTGTTATTCCTTCAAACATAGCATTGCTCCTTTCTGTTTTTCAAATAAAAGGGGAACTAATATTAGAAAAACAAATTAAATAATTTATATAAAATTACTATAATAAAAACAACAATTAAAAATTGTATAACTCCTGTTACTAAATTAGCAAGTGGAATTAATTTATTAAGTAATTCATATATACTTTGTAAATAATCTAATTCAGTCATTTTACAACACAACCTTATAATAAATTTTTCCAGTTTCCAAGTTTGGTGACATCTCTACTTTTAAAACTTGTCCAATTGACATTTGACAAACTTTTTTATATATT